TCTCATTTATTTATCAAACTTCAAAGACAAAAAAACAGGGCCTTTTGGCCCTGTTTTACATTTATAAACAATAGGTTATCTGAATTATATCGTGCTAGATGATGCGATATTACCAGAAGAAATTTCACCTGTATTTTTAATCCGAACTGGAATAAAGATGAATTCTACGGCTTTGACTGGCTCGATGGCAATGTCAATATACAACTCATTGCGATCAATACGCTCTGGTGTGTTATTGCTGTTATCACATACCACCAAGTAATCAAATATTCCTCGCTTAGCAAGTAGGTCATTCAAAAGTGACTCTACTGAACCTTTAATTTCATTACGAGTAATTGTGTCATTTGGTTCAAACAAGAACTGGTTACCAATTTCTTCAAGTCTGCCACGAATAAATGCAACAAGTCGTGCAACGTTGATACGATCAAGAGCACTTGGTATACCCTGTGTGGTCTTGTTACCAAAGTTTGTAATACCAGACGCTGGAATTAGTGTAATTGGGTTAACGTTATTCTCGTACAGAGTATCCTTGAGATCACCAGTCAAACCTGCTTGAACAAACTCACCAGTGCCAACATCAACATAACCCAATCTACCAGCGTTGTCAACTGTGCCACGACGTGGACCTGCTGGTGCTAACCAAGGGAATGCAACGTTATCATTGCGGACAAATGTTCTTAACATCATATGACTGGCTGGCTGTACAACAGTTGCACCAGAGAGGTCATTGGTTTGACAAGCTGGGTAGAAAACGCCAAGGAACGGATCATTAGTTGTTAATGCTTCATCAATGCCATAACCATCTGCATCTTCGCCGTTGGCCCATGCCCTAACTGTATCGCTATTTGGCGATAGACGTAGTGGGGTGTCGCCTATAACAAATGCAGTATTATCTCTTTCATTGTTAAGAGCAACCATATTAGGTATAAGTTCAGGATAGCCCGGAGCAGCAATGAGATTAAAATCACGCTGTTCTTCACGAATATCAGCACTTGTATCAATAGCTGCTTTCATTGCTTCTGTGATTATTTGCCTTACAGCATAACGGCCCATATATGGCGAACCGTTATCTCTATTGCCAGAAACTGTTACCCATGCGTCTGGATTTTCATTAGTGAATGATGGAAAATCACCAGAGTTGAAATATCCAACTCTATATTCTTTTACATTAAATCCAGAACGGCGTGTATTGAACAACAACGTACCGGCAGGGAAAAGGCTTGGATCGGGTGCATCCAAGTCTAGATTATCACTTGTAAGCAAGTTTGTTATTAATTCAATATCATCATCAATTGGATCATCAGTACTATCTGCACTCCAACGAGCATCAGCGAATACAATACCGTTTTCAGTTGTTTGGTCTGCATTATCAAGTTCAACCCACTGATCTACACCCAATACTGGAGCCCAACGATAGAGGTCTGGATAATTTTCAAGGTCAGAACTATTTAACCATATATCACCATATTCTAGTGCACTCCCATCATTTTGTGTGGTTGGTGCGGTGGCAGATACAATCGGACCAGCCGCATCTGTTAGGCTTAGATCGAATCCTCTAATGTCTTCTGAAACATTGCGATATCCACGCCACGTTGAACCATCATGCACCATGATATCAAGTTCATTAATTGTAGAATAATACCACTTACGACCATCGGCTGGTGCTTGATCTGGCTCATTACCACTAGCAGTGTAATCTAATGCTACCCAAGAGGAAAGATACCATTCTATGTTGCCACCTTGTAGCATTTCAGATTCTACACCGTCTAGTGATGGTGTAATGCCAAGATCACTCAATGCGGTGCCGACTGTTTCTACGATTTTAATAACACCACCCTGCGTATGTGAGATTCTAACTGTTCCAGTTGCTGTGACTTCTGCACGTGTATTTTCAACACCAGCAGAGGTAAATGCTTGGACAAAGTCAGCGGCAGTGTCGCCGGTAACAGTTACTGTGACTGGAGTCGTTAATGTGCTTGAACCGGGCTGGCTAGCACTAACAGAAAATGTAGCATTGCTAACACCTAGCGTAGGATTGGCTTCTGTGCCTGTAATTACAGTTTCACCCACTTGGAAATTGCGATATAATTTATTAGTAAATGTATTATTTTCATTAATATCGTAAAATGTGAATAGTGTGTTTATTGGTAGATTACGTCCACCGCCAGAAGGATCTAGTTTGAAATATGCTTCTGAAAAACTATCGTATAGAGGAGCATTAACAAGTCCCCAAACATCTGTATTTTCATCATACTGCTTAACAGAAATGTTTGTTCCTTCATTTACTGGTGTTGTTTTATGCCAAACTGAACCAGTTGGTCTTGGATTTGTTGTTCTCCATGTTGGAACTTGTGTATGACCTGACTGTTGTAATTCTGGTGAAACATATCTACCAGCGTTAATGCCCAAGTCAGAAATGGCGGTTCCTGAAATTTCAACGGCACCATCTTCAGTGCTTCCATCAGAACTTGCTGTGGAATCAACATATATTTCTAAACGACCATTAACATCTTCAGCAGTAACGCCTGTGATGCTGGCTGAATTTATGTTGCTAGCAACACCACCGACTGTGTCGTCTGGTGATGCGGGTACTTGAATAGTAATGCCATTAATAATAATAGTATCAAGTGGGGTCACAGCTGGATTGGTTTCACTACCTTGTACAGTAGGCCATGATTTTTTCCACGCATCAGAACCAACCAATACCCAGTTGTTACTTGAATTTTTATAGTAGACCGGATTATTAATGTTTATTGCAACTACTGCATAATCGCCGGGACTGCCAAAACTACCTGAAGGAACACCAAGATCTAAATCTGAAGCATCTGTAATATACAATGCTGTTTTGGAAGTAAACTCTCCGGTTGATGCATTCCATTGGAAAATTCCAACTGTTGTTAGGGCAGTGTCTAACCACCAGCTATTGTCTGGGGCGTCGCCTGTTGGGCGAGTTAAAGTAGCACGAAGTTCATTGAGGTCAACATCAACTCTTTGTACATAAGCACGGTTGCTGATTCCTAGTACCGAATGTGCTGCTAATAGGCCATACTCGTTTAGTTCAAAACCGTTTACTGGTGTTCCAGATGCTGTCTGGAAGAAATTTGGAGTGCCAAATGTGTTAACCAATTCTCTTTGGCTACTGATAAGAAATACGTTGTTTGCGTTTGAAGCAAGGGTTCCAGTTGCTAGTGCTGTACCACTTGAATCAAGTTTGTTCTCTGCTGTCGCAATCAAAATGTATGGTACAGAAGCAGTTGCAGCTGGAAGAAAGTTTGATTCGTCTATAATCGAAACTTCTACTCCGGGACTAATTAATGCCATGTTCTTGTTCCTCTAGTTGGGTTGCAAGTATTTATTAAAAAAGCAAAAATATAGGGTGTTTGGCACACCTTTGCAAAGGTTTGGCAATAAATAGCAGCATGAACCGTCCATTGTGCCAATCATGCAAGACAAAAATGGCAGCAATTAACTATATTAAAAACGATACTGTACATTATCGTTCAAAATGCTATACCTGCATTAAAAGAAAGCGTGGGATAAAGCCATCACAGCCAAAATGGCAACTTGCTGGATACAAAAAGAAAAAACAGTGTGATGTGTGTGGGTTTAGAGCAAAATATTCTGCACAAACACTAGTCTATCATGTTGATGGAAATTTGAATAACGTATCTTTTAGCAACTTAAGAACAGTTTGTTTAAACTGTACTATCACGCTTAAGAAAGATGATTTGATATGGAAATCTGGTGATCTTCAAGCAGACTATTGACCTGCTCGTATAATTCACTCAATGAGTAATCATTGTACAATGTGTAATTAAATTCACACCCTGCCCATCCTGACTCACTTTGATGTACTCCTAACTCGTCAAGAAATTTTTTCGCGTTTTGTTTTTCAACATCGTTTTCAACGGTATTATAAATTTTGGCGTATGGTAGCCAATGGGGGTCTTCACCACGGCGTACTCTTACTACAAGCCCACCTTGGTTTTGTACTGCCTTTATTTCATTAATAAACCGACAATCAGTAATAACAACATTGTCTTTGATATTTCTTAATTTATTTTCTAAACTTGCAACCCAGATGTCATTGTGAAAATTAGTGCGTGCCACTTCTGTTCCCCAGTGTTGTAAAACCCAGCGAGGTGTCAAGTGTGGCATATCTAAACGCTCTGCCCACCACTCATCAACTTCTTCACGCCATTTCCTACTATATTCTGTTCGCCCTTCTAGTAATTCTCTGTCCCACCCAAAAACTGACGACACTGCGTCTTTAAGTGTTCTGGCAAAACTTTCTCTACGAAAGTGATGAATATTTTGTAGATAGTCGGCAACTGTATCTTTTCCAGATCCAATTAACCCGACTAATGCAATTACTTTTTTACTATTATTCATATACTTTATTTTCTAGATAACCCAGCGACTACTTGATATTTTTGCCATGCATCTTTTACTGTGGGATTATGATTCAAATCATCGTCCGATACAATTGTATCTAACCATGGATAGTCTGCTCTAAATCGGTTCGTAGAACCATACTGTCTTGGCTGGTGTAGTTTACCATTCACATATAGATCAATGCAGATGTTACGAATATCCGTTTCATGGTCGTCTAGTCCATGCCATACAGGGCTACTCACTCCACCATGCAGATAACCCTGCCAAAGACTTTCCCAGTGTCGGTCATTTTTAGGGTCAAAGTCTGTGCGTGAAATTACAACCAAAACATCATGAAAATCCACTTTTTCTTCAAAAAGATCCCGGACACAACGTGATAGACTCAGTCCAACTTTCATAATAATGTCTCCACAATATTCATCATTACAGCAGTAGATGTAATAGCAGAACCAATCATAATTGCCCTATCTGACCACTGCATTCCAACATAAATCCAGCCAATGCCAGAAATTACATACGCTATTTGACCCGGCAGTATGAGTCCTGCTGAAATCAAGAACACGCCAATTACAGCGAGGGCCATTGCACTCCACTTAACATACCAATCAGGTGTGCCGGTCGGTGTTGTTGGTTTTACACCATCGTACTCAGTCTGAAGTTCTTCTAACTCTTGTTTAAGTCGCCGTTTTTCTTCAGCAAGTTCCATAGCAAGTTTACCAGCCTTGCTCATGGTGCTTTTTTCGTACTTTTCTTTGGTTTCTTGCTTAACTTCAGATTCTATTTTTTGTGCTTCTGGCGACTCTGGTATCTCTTCGGTTTTCATACTATTTTCTCAATGCCTAAATCAGTAAAGGTTTGCTGTAACATCTCAATCTGTCGGCGACAATCTTCTAACGCATGGTGAGTCGTCTGTGGTCGAGCAAGTTCAGGATATAGACTATATACCGTTCTTGCATCACGCACCAAATAAAACTTCCACGGAATTGGCATATTATAACTCTGGTATGCATTTTCTAATATATTGACTTCAAATGTTGGATCATTAATCCACATAAATTCACTTTGCCATATCAGTGGAGATAGTTGAGATAATGCATCAGGAAGTGATATCCGATTATCGTCTGAGAACGCTTCTTCTTTTGCAATAGGAGACTGATTTGCCCACCACTCTACGGTCTGTTCCTCAACATTGCGAGTTTTTTGACTCTCAATGCTGATTCTTGCATAAAAATTACGCAATTCACTATAACTCCGCTTTTCAAACGGATTAAACTGCTGTGCTGCAATCGTAAGGATGCAAGCATCAGGGCTGACAGCCAGCGTTTCTATGTCTACCATTACATGCATAATGGTAACAATCTACTATACTTTTACGCAGTTGTCAACGTCGACGCATTTTTTTGTTGAGATTGCGTGCTATTCTACTGGCAGGATTTACACGCTTGGTCTTTTTGGATTTTCTGGCTTGTTTAACTTTCGTTCTTGCACGTGTTACTTTTGTTCGCTGAGCCTGTGCAATATCTAATGGTTTTGAACAATCACGCACATCAGGTACTGTTCTATTCTTTCTGGGGCCAGCCTCACACCGCCAAGCCATTTTGACTTGTCCTGTTCTTGGATTTCGCTTCCAAACCATACGGTGTTCGGTAATGATTTCATCAATTCGCATTTAGCCAATTACCCAAGTTAATGGTGCACTACCATCAACATAAAGTTTCAAATTATCAATTGCTTTGTCAATTTCCTGTTGACCTTCGGCTTTCATTGCTGAGCCATTTAATGCGGTACCGCCCTGTGGTCCAGCGATAGAGGCAAACTTCTCACGTGCCTCGCCGATAATAAGTTTAGCAACACCCGTGACACAATCTCTGAACCACTGAACAATTTGAAAATCACTTAATAATACGAACTCAGGCTTTAAGTTATATGTCCATAGCAATACTTGCTCGCCATTGCCACGTGGTGCACGAACCATAGTGAGTTTTTTGGTAACGCGGTTATAAGTGTAGTTAATGAATCCACCAAACATTCTAGCGGCTAGTTCTACGTACTGAGTGTAATAATCATATGTGGCTAGACCACCAGATGCGTTAAATGTTAGTAGATATGTGTTGAGCGTCGCTGAACTAAATGGGTCAAAACTAGTGCTAAATGGTCCGGTAGAGTTACCAATGGTTCGTCGAAATACTTGCCTTACGGTTTGAACTTCTTGAGGAAGTGTGTAAGTGCTTTGGTACTCTTGCAACTCTAGGAACATATAACTTTCTTCAAAAGCATTCTCGGCTCGTTGCCGGTATATTCCTAGTGCTCTTTGATACGCTGCTTCTAGATGTTCTGGGTCCAATTCAACATCAACAATCTCATCGCCGAGCATGAGTCGAACATAATCAAATAAATCTTTTTTTAGTATGTCAAGTGTTTCTGGATCTTGTTCAGCCATAATACTGGAATTCCTTGTCCAGTATTTATCGGACAGACAACAATACTAAATTCTCATTTCCCCTGCCATTAAATTTAATTTCAGTGGCTTTAATGTTTTTAAACCACGTTCTTGACTTTGGCACACTACACTTCTTAAATTCAGCCAACTGTTCTTTGGGTTTGCGGAGTGTCTTTTGACAACTTGCTTTGGGGTCAAATCCTACAATAGAAGACCCTTTTACAGTAAATGTCTTCATCATTGGATCAGGTACTACATGAATTATTTTACGCTTCTTAGTATCATATAACCACGCTTCTGTTGCGTCTACCAATTTTGTTGGTGCAACACTTTTGACATTGAGTTCTGCAAATTCTTTCA